ATCTTTGGGGTATTCTCAGAGAATAAGACAACAATAAAAAGGAACAAATAAACATGAACCAAGTAACAGAAAAAAAAGAAGGAGCATTAGCGACAAATCTATTTGAAGCTGATGCAAATCAAGGCACTCAAAATATATCGCAAGAAGATCTTGCGTTACCATTCTTAAAAATTTTGGGTCAACTATCTCCAGAGGTAAACAAAAGAGATGGTAAATATGTCGAGGGCGCAGAGCCAGGCAAAATAATAAATACTGTAACTAATGCATTGTATGACACAATTAATGTCATACCTGTTTTTTACAAAAGACAATACATAGAATGGCAAGATAGAGGTACCACGGGAAGCGGTGCACCTGTTGCAATTCATGACGCAGACAGTGATGTTGTTAATCAAACCACTAGAGGTAAAGATTACAAAGATAGGTTACCAAACGGTAATTATCTTGATAACACTGCAAGTCATTTTGTATTGACTGTAGGAGACAATCCATCAACAGCATTAATTTCTATGAAATCTACACAACTTAAAGTTAGTAGAAAATGGAACTCAATGATGATGGGTATTAAGATGCAAGGTAAGAACGGTTTATTCACACCGCCAACTTATAGCCACATTTATAAACTATCCACAACTCAGATGTCTAATGACAAAGGAACGTGGTTTGGTTGGGATGTATCCAAAGTTGGTCCTGTAGAAGATGCAGATCTTTACGGCACAGCAAAAGCTTTTGCTGAGTCTGTTGGTAAAGGTGAGGTGCAAGCTAAACACGGTACAGAAGAGAAAACTAACTCTCCTTACTAATCGAATCCTAGGTAGTGGGCGTCGAAGCGAGAGTAGAGTCGCCCACGAAAAACAATTATATATTTATTATGGTAGAAAAATTTAGAAAGATATTTAAAGGTTTGGAAGAAAGATTTGGGTACCATGTACTTGATCAAAGCAATGGTAACGGTAAAAAATCTGGTACTTCATTTACATCTTCTTACGCACATACAGAAGAAATGTGGAAGGCACATTTAGAGGGAAATAAATTTAGTGTTAAAACAAAAACAAAAGTTATAGAAGCAGATAGTTTAGGTCTTTGTCCTATTACAAGTGACAGTAAATGTACTTGGGGTGCAATAGATTTAGATGAATACAAACCTGACGTTAAAGAATTATATAAAAAAATAAAAAGTTTAAATGTACCAGTAATACCATTTAAATCTAAAAGCGGTGGTATACATGTTTACATTTTTTTAACAGAAGAAGTCCCTGCATTATTATTGAGAGAAAAATTACACTCAATAAAAAATATATTTGGAGATTGTAAACCAGATAAAATATTTCCTGTGCAAAAATATTTAAATCTTGAAAAAGGTTCAGCAGGTAGTTGGATCAATCTTCCTTATCATAACTACAAAGATACTGTGAGGTATATGATAAAAGAGGATGGCTCTAAGGCCACCCTGGAAGAGTTCTTTGAACACTATGAAAGAAATACAGTCACTCTTAAACAACTCAAAACATTAAAATCAAACATAGACGAAGGAGACTCTGGAGAATGGTTTCAAGATGGTCCTCCTTGTATGCAAGCACTTGCAAAATTTGGTGTACCTAAAAGTCAAAGAAACGAAGTTTTATTAGATATGACTAGGTATGTAAAACAAAGATACCCTGAAGATTGGAAAGATAAAACTTTAGAATACAACAAACAATTCTTTGAGCCTAAAGGAAAAGGTATGGGTTTTAATGAAGTAAGTGGAGTCATAGGTTCTAGAGAGAAAAAAGATTATGTATATAGATGTGATCAAGATTGGTTAAAAAGTTATTGTAACAAAGAAGAATGTATTAAAAGAAAGTTTGGTATAAGCGGTTCACTAAGCAGTGAGTTGGTATTGGGTCCTTTATCTTACGTAACATCTAACCCTAAAATTTGGTACCTAGGTTTTAATGGTGAAGAGGTAGGTCTATCATCAAAAGAATTAGTTAAACAAGATTTAGCAAGAGAAGCTGCAACAGAACAAACAGGTAAGACACCGCCTAAAATTAAAAATTGGGATATGCAATTACGAGCACTTCAAGAAAAAGCTACGGAGATAGATGCACCAGAAGAAAGTTTACCAACGTTCAGGTTGAAAACAAGTTTAGAAAGTTTTTGTTTTAATACTAGAGTAACCAAAGATAAAAAGAAAATATTATTAGGCAGACCCTTTGAAGATGAGTCTTCAATTAAATTTACTTTTGGTGACTTCTTTAAATATTTAAAAGCTGATGAATGGAATATTACTCCAGACATTACACACCAAATGTTGAAAAAAATCCCTGGTATTACAAGAGATAAATTTCATATTAAAGAAGGTGTTAAACGATGGGTATATGTTTTACACAAAGAACAGTTTGATAATGAACCTGAAGTAAAACAAGAAGTCCCAGAGTATGTTACTCAAGAAAAAGAAAGTCCGTTTTAATGTTAGATAGATTTTACAGGAGAAGATATAAAATATTAGGTGGTCCTGGTTGTGGTAAAACAACTAAGATACTAGATATTTTAGCTGATTATATTAAAGGAGGTATAAACTTAGATCAAGTTTTATTAATTGGTTTTGCTAAAGCTACAGTGCAAGAGCTACAGGCTAGAGTAATTAAAAAAGGTTTACTCACAGAAAAACAAGCTGAATCAATTACAACAATACATAAGTTTTGTTTAAATCAAATTGGTAAACACGACATTTTAAACTCTAGTGTAAAAACAGATTTTAAAAAAAGAATGGAATCTGACCCTGACACTTGGGTTATGTTAGATGATGAAAAATATGACAGGGAAGATGAAGAGCCTGCACAATGGACAAAACAAGAAGATAAAAAAATGGCTGTTTATTATGACATAATAAATAAAGCACACCATCATACAGGTTTTGATAAAAGACATAAATACAAAAATGATTTAGATAAAATTTTAAGTTTTTTTGGAGAAAGTGAAAATGATACATACAAAAATGTACACACAGGGCAGTTAACTTATTTTTACACTAATCTTCAAAAGTTTAAAAGTCAAACAGGGGTTATTGATTTTGATGACATGTTATTAAAAGCTTTATACCCGACTGTAGAATTTCAACCATATAAACTTGTACTAGTTGATGAGGTTCAAGATCTTTCAAAATTAGAGTGGCAAGTTATATCTAAGATAGCACAAAAGACAGAAGAGTTATTTTTAGTTGGAGATGATGACCAAGCTATATTTGGTTGGAAAGGATCTGACGTATCTATATTTCAAAAGTGGCCTTGTAAAGAAGAAAACATTACACGTTTAAAAACATCTCACAGACTACCAGGAAAAATATATGATTTTGCTTTAAGCATTAGAAATGACATAAAATACAGGCTAGGTAATGAGTTTACATGTCAAAAAAGAATAGACCCGGATAAAAAAGACGAAGGACATATAGCTTATATAAATGGTTTGGATGAAATAGAGGGTTTAGATAAAGACTCTGAAATTATTTTTTGTGCAAGAGCTAAAAGTTCTTGTAGGAAATATGCGGATTTTTTAAAACATAATAATTTAATATGGTTAGAAAAATCACAAAATATAGATGACAGGGGTAAACTTAAAAGTTCTTTTCCTAGTAATTGTAAAAACGTAATAGAGTCTTGGCATACTCTACAAGAAGGACATTCAATTAAAGGAACTGATTACATAAAAATGGTGAAAGAAATGAAAAAGGATTTTATTTCTGAAAGAAAGAAAACTGCTTTATCTAAAAAAGATACAGCACCACCAGAACTATATGTAGCGGATTCTTTATTTTCTTACGAAGAATTAAAAAACAAATACTATTTAAACGCTCCCTTAGAAAAAATATGGCATGAGATTTTTTACTTTGATACCACAAGAATTCAGTCAGCTAAAAAACCTAAAGCTATATTTAGAGATAGAGAAGACTTTAATGACTATCTAAAAGGGTGTTGGGAAAAAAATAAAAATTTAACAACTAAAATTATAATATCAACTATCCATGGAGTAAAAGGAATGGAAGCTGAGAAAGTAGTTCTATCTGTTGAATGGGGTTACTCATTAAAAGAATACAAGATGGGTAATCAAAAAAAAGAAGACGAAGAACTTAGGGTTTGTTATGTAGGAGTTACTAGATCTAAAAAAGAATTATATCTACTTGAATTACCTGGCGAATACAAAAACCCTTTTCCACCATTACAAACTTACTTAGGAGAAAAATATGACGGATGATACTATATTTGATGATGCATTCCCACAAGATAAACAAATTGGAGGGTCTCACTACAAGGACTTTCACATTCAACCTTATGAATTTATCTCAAAGAATGATTTATCATTCTTTCAGGGTAACGTTGTAAAATATGTTTGTAGATATTTACACAAAAATGGTGTAGAAGATCTGGAGAAGATCAAGCACTATTGTGATCTAGAAATTAAAAAGATGAAAGATACAAAATGATACAAAGACCTTTATTTGCTGCACAGACAGAATGGTTTCCACCAGATGATTTCCCAGACTTATCAAAGTATGATGAGATTGCAATTGACTTGGAAACTAAGGACCCAGATTTAAAAACAAAAGGTTCTTCTTCGATGAGAGGACAAGGTGATGTAGTTGGTATTGCAATAGCTGTTAGAGATTGGTCAGGCTATTATCCTATCGCACATGAATCAGGACCTAACATGGAAAGAAAAAAAGTTCTTGGTTGGTTTGCAGATGTACTTAAAACAAAAGCAGATAAAGTATTTCACAATGCTATCTATGATATGTGTTGGATACATAGACTAGGACTCACGGTTCACGGAACAGTTGTTGATACAATGATCATGACTTCTTTAGTTGATGAAAACAGATTTAGATATGACTTAAACTCTGTGGCACAACACTATACAGGAATGGGTAAAAACGAATCCGCATTACAAGAAGCAGCAAAAGAATGGGGTGTTGATCCTAAAGCAGAAATGTACAAACTTCCTGCTATGTATGTAGGTGAGTATGCTGAAAGAGATGCTGAAGTAACTTTAGCTTTGTGGCAAGAACTTAAAAAAGAAATAGAACACCAGGACTTACAATCAATTGTTGAGGTAGAACAAAAAGTTTTCCCTTGTATACTTGATATGAAAATAAAAGGTGTAAGAGTTAGTGAATCACAAGTTGATCAACTAGACCACCAATTAAAATTATCTTATGATAAATATATAAAAAGAATAAATGATGACACAGGTATTTATCCTGAAGTTTGGGCCGCAAAAAGTATTGAACTTGTATGTAACAAACTAGGTATTGATGACTTTGATAGAACAGAGAAAACACAGAAACCTTCTTTTACAAAAAACTATTTAAAGAATCACAAGCACCCTGTGCTTAGAGCGATCGCAAGTGCAAGAGAACTTGATAAACTAAAGAACACTTTTTTAGAATCTATTAAGAACTATGTCTACAATGGTAGAATACATGCAGATATACATCAATTAAAAGGAGACTTTGGAGGGACCATAACCGGAAGGTTATCTTATTCAAATCCTAACTTACAACAACTACCTAACTATACTAATATTGGTATGGGTATTAGGTCTATATTTATGCCTGAGGAAGGCCATAGATGGGGTTGTTTTGACTATTCTCAGCAAGAGCCTAGGCTGGTGGTGCATTATGCTCTAGCGACGCTAGGAACAACTGGAGTTCAATCTATTGCAGATAAATATGACAATGCACGTGATAATCCAGATGATT